TTTACCAACCCCCGATTCAATTACTCGTCATCCCAGTCAGACACGATGTCAGCGAGCTTGCCTTTCTTGGCAGGCACAGCAGACGGCTTCGCGGCTTCCTTGCGGACTTCGGGTTCAGCATCGTCCTCTTCCACCGCGGGCTTGGCTTTCGCTTTAGCGGCCTTGGCAGCGATCGGCTCGTATGCTGGAGCATCTTCTTCCTTGGTCAGCTCACCCATGGGGCGCTTGCCGGGGATTGCCAATGGAGCAGGGGCGGCCTTCACACCATCAGAAGCGGCAACAGTCATGACAACTGCACGCTTGGCTTCATCGCTTTCGCCTTGCGCCTTGACGATCTCATACTCTTCTGGAGTCAACCAACGATTGGGCGCGAAGTGCAACTTGGGCGCTTCTGCTTTCGTGTCGAACTTCATGCGAGTGACGATCATCTCGGGGCTGATGGGAGGGTTCTGCATGGCCAAGTTGCGAGCGAAGGCTTGCAATGGGCGCTTGTCTCCGTCTTCCTTGCCGAACACCGAAGTGGCTGGCAAAGTCAACTGCAACACTGCACCTTCAATATTGTTCTCAAGCACCACAGCCAAGCGTTGTTGGTAGCGGCAGGCGCGGCTATTACCCTGACCTGAACCTGCGATGTTCTGAGGGCATGACATGCAAGTTGCCGCTTGCTTGTTCTCGGCGGATGCGTCTGGGCGCTCACCATCGTTGCTCCAGCAGTCAGGGCCAGTGATGTTGTCACCGTCGTAAGACTTAGCGTAGAAGATACGGCTGACCTTGGGGGCGGCCTTGACGATGATGACATCCAAGAAGCGCTCGTCGATAGCGGCGATCTCTTTGCCTCCGGACAGCAAGCGGAACACACCACCTTTGATGGAGATGCGCTGTGTGCTACTGCCTACGCCGCCGCCTGTCAGGGCTTTGGCTGTCTCAGATAACTCATGGTTGCGTGCGAATGAAGGTACGTTTGCAGGGTTGAATAGTGCGATATTAGTCATAATAAGGTCTCATTTCGTTGGTTTAGTTACGCGAATCTCAAACTCCGTTACGGAGTTCAAGCCCGGAGGGAGAGAGCCCGGGTTCTCTTCGAGGTACCGTGCCATGTTGGTTTGCGCGATGCGTTTCTCCAGCAAGTCCACGACTTCATGCTCAAGAATAAACTTCTTGAATGAGTCCCAGTCCTGCGTGTTGTAACGCGTCTTGGTCACCATTGACACAGTTCCAAAGGAAGTCTGCACGGACTTGACGCCCATGGACTTCATCTGGTCTTTCATCGCAAAGCGGATCTCATCTTGCTGTGCCTTCAGAGTTTCGATTTCGTTGTCGTACTCTTGCGTCAGCAGGTCGATGCGCTCCTTGATTTTGCGATAGATTTTTGCAAGCCTGTCCAGAGGGACTGGCTCTTGGGTTTCTTCAGACATTGTGCTTTCTCCTGTGATTATTTTTGTCTAAGGTTTGACAGTTTACATAGTTTTCTTTGCGTTGCAACCCCCTTTCAAGAATTTATTTCTGTGTCGAACATCTCTGTAAGTAAAGAGTTATCACTTACTTTATCTTCTAGTGCTTTAAACATCTTCTTCTCGATCGGGCTACCCTGAATGTGTATCACAGTAACCTTGTCGGAATCTTGACCTTTACGATCGGCTCGTGCTATGCACTGCACGTACTGCTCCACGCTCATCAGTGGCCCATAGAAGATCACAGTGTCGGCAGCAGTCAGGGTAATCCCGTGCGCACTAGCTTGCGGTTGCATCACCAACACGCGAGGGTCAGGCTCACTCTGGAATCTACGGATTGTGTCTGCGCGTTTTGGCGGTGTGATACTGCCGTGGATGCACTCAACAGAGATGCCCTTCTTCAAGAGGTGGTTGTAGATGGTGTCGATGGTGCTTCGGAACAGCGCAAAGATGATGACCTTGCGTGTTGTCTCTTCCAAGATTTCCTCAAGCACACCAAGGCGAGGCGCTGAGTCGAACTCCACAACTTCCCTGTCGTCTGTGTACGCCGCACCGCAACTGATCTGCAAGAGCTTTGATACGCCGGCCGCCGCATTGACTGCACTGATGGTCTCGCCTGCCGCCTGCACCATCATCTTGTCTTTGAGCATGTTGTAGTACTTGGCCTGCTGTGGTGTCAGCGGTACTTCACGCGTCATGGTAATGACCGGCGGTAAGTCAAGGCACATCTCTTTGGTAAAGCGAATGGCCGGTTGCAAGGCTTGATGTACCAACTCAGGGGCGTTGGGCTTAGCCGCCCACTTAAACATCGTGATCTTGTGCATGACCTGATCGCGCCACGCAGTGAAGAACTTGGGCACGTTGTCGGGGTTAACCAACTTGGCCAAGCCGTACGCATCAGCAGGCGACTGCGATGCAGGCGTACCAGTCATCATCCAGAGGAACGTGTTGGGCTTCACGATGGACTTGAGCGTCTTCCAACGCTTGGTTGTCATGGTCTTGTAAGCATTAGCCTCGTCGACAATGATTAAGTCAAAGCGCCCATCGTTGTTGATCTCGTCAGCGATCAGGTTCAACCCGTCATAGTTGGCGATGACGAACTCGTAGTCTTGCTGAACCATCTCGATACGGCGACTAGCCTGCGCATGGTGCGCGACGATGGCAGAGCGATGGATGATGCTGTTATTCAGATCGCCAAGCCATGCAGACTGCATGATCGACAAGGGACACAGAATCAAACAGCGCCTGACTTCTTTGCGTTGCATCAGGTAGTCGGCGGCCCACAATGCTGAGAGCGTCTTGCCAGTGCCCGGCTCGCTAAACACGAAGGCTTTGCGATTGAGCGTTAAGAAAGATGCGGTCTCGATCTGGTGCTTCATGGGCTTGTATTTCCCCGGCCAGTTGTATCGCCTAGTGATGGGCGACTGAATGTTTTTCACACCTAGATTGCGCAGTACCCGACATTCGTCAAGCCCCCAATACACAGCGACATCGAAGCCCCCATCGGAGCGTTCCATGACTTTGTGCTTGGGTATTACCTGATACTTCTGTGGGTTGCGAGTGCGAAAGACAAGTGCTTTGTCCTCGATGATTTCCATGCTTTCTCCGTTTATTTATTATCTGATCGGTTCGCTGACTTACTTCGCATACGAAGGTTTCCCTTAGCTGACGTACCGCCTGAGCGCATAGGCTTGATGTGGTCTACATCTTTGCCGTCACCCTTGGTGGCCGCACCGGTCTTCTCCATCATGCGCCGAGCCTTGACTCGTTCTGCGCGTTTCTTGATCTGCTCGGGCTTGCCTTGGTAGTTGTCGTACTCACTGCGGTAGTTGCGTGTAGCCATGATTGCTCCTAATGTTTAACAGGGGGTTTAAGTAATTCTTCAATCGAAACGGATGACTCGACAGTCATGAGCCGTGTCATCTCAGGCATCATCTTCTCGACCGTGGCTCGGGCTTTTGCGTTTGCTGCCTCTGCCTGCTTCGAGAGTTGCTTGGTAACTGTAATCATGACCGCGCCTTCTGTTGTGCTGCTGAGCATGTTTTTGTTTCTTTCAAGCGCGTCTTGAATTGCATCAGCCATGTTGTTCGCTTTTGCTGACCACGCATTGAGTGTGCGGCCTTCGTCTGAATCGGTCATGATGTCTATGTCGTAAATGTGCATGTCTTTCTCCTTAATGTTTTGGGTGATTTTCACAAGTTGTAACTGGGCACCATGGGCACAGTGGTGATGGTCTTGGGTTCCATACGCCTGACGCATGCGCTTGCTCAATCCTAGCTACGCGCTGGCGATACTGCCACCACTCTGCATCGGCTTGGTCAACCGTATATGACGCCCTAACCATATCATTCTTGACCACGAACAGCAACGCTGCGTTGACCTTCCTGATGTGTGGGAAGTGGGCGAATACCATGAGCGCCATCAGTTTAAGTTGCTCACGATCGGGGTATTTGTTGTTGCCTGTCTTGTAGTCCACAACCCAACAAGTTAAGTTGTCATCGTCCACGATCAGCAAGTCTGCAATGCCACGAAGCCATACATCTTTGCCAAGGAATTCGCAGGGCTTTAAGTCAACAGTCAGACCCATCTTGTACTCGCACAGCTTGCGGCCGGGCTTGGCGTTGAGAGCATCGAGCGTATCCTTGATGAACTCGAACTCTGGGGGGATGGGCTTGCCTTCCTTGATGTAAAGCTCTGCGGCTTCGTGTAGGCTCGTGCCGTAGCGCGTCGCTTCAGTCTCTTGGAACTTGTAGTTCTTCAAGACCTTGACTTCGTGATACCTACGGGCACAGCCCTCGTAGTCTTTGAGGGAGGAGTGGCTCCATGTAATTGGCTTGGTCATTCAAACTTCGCAGTCTTGATGGCTACTGTTAATCGGTTGGCAAACTGTGTGACGAATGCCTCGTTGTTGTTCAGCTCGTGCTGACCCATGTCTTCAAGAATGGCGTGCACGACTTCGTGCCAGAACGTATCGGCCAGCTCGTCCTTGGTAAACTTCCTGCCCGTGACGTTGCTCATCTTGCCAAGCCGGATGCACTGCTCTGGGTAGAACGTGCGCCCCATGTCTCGGCGGTGAAGCATGGCTTCCACCACCTCCACGCTGTACCACTTCTTGCCAACACGCATGCGTGTGGGTAATCTCATACTCTCTCCTTTTAGTTTTTTGCTAACCCATACCTACGGTGCGCACCACCGTCAGCGTCCAACGGAATACCGGGCATGTAGCTCGGCTCCATAGTCATCTGAGCCAAGACCCAAGTCTTAGCTTCCTCAACCTCTGCCTCGGGCACAACAACGATCTGCTCGTCATGTACCGTCCCCGCCACAAAGTACCTCTTTGCGGTTCGTAGCATCCCATCTGTCATCACGATACGCGCAGTGCCCTGCACCACGTTGTTCGTAATCTTGCCTGCGTACAGCTTGGTAGCGTCTGGCCCGTATACCCACTGGCTCCTACCCTTTTCGTCCTTCTGCTGTCGCAAGTCAGGGTAAAGTAAGCTCATGCCGTTGGGCAAAACTATCTCCCCCTTCTTGAAGGTAATACATTTATACACGAACTCTTTGCCGTCTGCAAGCGATGTTTGTATCAGGCCAGAGCACATGTCCCAGAAGCTCACAACGGGGTGCGCAGTAGCCCTGTACTTGTCGATGATCTTCTTGGCCGCCACGCAGTGAATCAGGAGTTCCTGATCGCTACAGGTGTGCGGTATCTCCATCATCTTGGTGTAGTTGTCATCCCACTCAAGGAACTTGTCGATGTACGCGCCGTCTACACCAAGCTTCTTAGCAAAATCTTTCTCGTACCTAACGGGCGGTGCACCAAGAAATCCGACAAGCAGTTGCGCTGCAAATGCCGCCCAACCGAGTCCATAGCCGCAACCCAAGAGCGCACTTTTTGCAGACTGCCGTAGGTCTGGG